CTCTGAAGATTGCTGCGGAGCCGTCAGCATTCCTCCCGAGTAAAAACACGCGCCCGACTGGGGCGACGGGAAGCTGATCAGGAATTGGGAACGGGTATTTCAGCTGGTAGAACTCCAGCTGCATCGGCCTGGCTTGGCTACGAAAGGCGCCGTCAAGCGACCTCTTGGGAGAGGTCGCGTGTGTCGGGTCGAACCGCGTCCACAGCTTCACACGAGATCGGGCGCTCATTGGCGCCCGACCAGGGTGAAGTAGCTGCCGTCAGTAGCCTTTCCGCGCAGGATTACTTTCGTTCCCAAACTGGGGCTCACGAACAGTGAGAAGTGCCCAACCGGTGGCACTGGTGCGATTGCCGCACGGCGCTTTTGGTTGTGCTCGTGGATCCGCATCGCGGTCCACATGCGACGGGTCCACTTCTTCGCCATGACTTAGGCGAACCGCTTGCGGACACCGAAGCGACGAACGCGAACCGTTGCCGACCCAATGCCAGCACCGACGACCTTGACGTGGGCGGTGACCCAACTCTTCACGTCGTAGTTCGGGACGATGAGCTTCTCGGTCGAGTAGTTGAGCCTGAAGCCCTCGGTTGTCGTGGCGCCATGCTGCGTGCCGTTGACGTAGCCGTCCATCGAGGTGATGGCGACCTGCGTGCCTCCAATCGTGCCGTTGGCCTGCAGGTAGAGGTACGCACCACAGAGGTTCACGCTGCCGGCGTCGACGACGACTTCGGCGTGAGACTGAAGGGTGTCACCTGCGTTCCAGAGGTTGGTCGGAATGTCCTGGTGGACATTGACCTCGTCACCGGCCGCCGCGAACGTGCATTGCAGCACTTGCTCCCAGAGACCGGAGCCATCGCTCGATGCCGCCACGGAGGCGACCGCCGTGCCGCCGCCTGAGCGAGATCCGACGAAGCCCGTCGCAATCTTACCGGTGAGACCCGTGCCGACGGTTCCGGTGTCGAGACCCGTGAACATCGGGTTGACGGTTAGGTTGAAGGGCGAGATCGACTGGGTCTCGACAGCACTTCGGAAGCCGTGCGGTCGAGGCGGCATGATCGCCATCAAGATCTGGGCGAACGCCTTGCCGCCGAGATAGCCGCCGAGGCTGCCCTCATGGACGCCGTCGATCGTGCCCAGCAGAGCCAGTGCAGTCGTCGACGTGGCGGCCATGTTGTAGATCGCGGCCGGCAGGTCGAAGAGGACCATGTGCGGGCATGTCTCAGCGTATTCCCGCAGCAATTCCTGCAGGATGATGAGCTGACCGATCATAGCCGGCGTCATGTTATTGGCGCCGGGCTCGAGAACGACGAGCGGCAACATGCCATTTTCGACGCCAGCGTCGATCATCGTCTTGATGTTCGCGAAGGCGGTAACGCCTGACGTCGTAGCAGTCGGATAGTTCTGGGCGATGTCGTTGACGCCCGCGATGATGTAGAGGACGTAGGCGCCGGTATCGATCGCCGGCTTGAGCCGGGTGAGGATCTGGTCGGAGCGATCGCCGCTGTTGCCGAAATTCCTCAGAAGAATGGCCCGGTTGCCGGCCAGCGCGTTGCCAACGCTGAAGTGGTTGTATCCGGTCTTGTTCTTGAAGATGCCGTCCGCATGGATCTGGGCAGCTCGGCTATCGCCGAGGGCGACGACAGTGTTCGGATGACGGCGCAAGTTGGTAGGAACGCCAAGGCGGCCGAGCCGCTTGACGAGGTCGCGTGCTTTGCTGGTCACGTCTGTTCTTTCTTTTTTTTGATTAGTCGACGTGCTCTTGCGGGATCTTCCAGTGCGGTGGCACCGTGGTCACCGTCAGGCACAGGCTCGGGACGAGCTTCCCCAGCACCCAGTCGCAATGCGACCGCTCGACGCCCTCACTGGGGCGAATGAGCTTGGCGTGCCCGAAGAGCTGCTTGATCGGCTGCCCGTAGATCACGGGCTGCCATTCGTTCGGGTTTAGTTTGAGCAGGACAATCATCGCCTCTGCTTGCCGCTTGGTGGCGGCAACCATTGCGTTGAGCATGGTCATTCTTTCTGGGCGATCGCCTGATCAATCCAGGCGTAGATCTCCGGGTTGTCACGGCGGGCCATCATCATGAGCGGCGTCATGCGATTGACGACGGTCTCTTCGGCGCCCTTGCTCTTGAGAGCAGCGGCATCCCAGCAGGCGTGGTTGATCTCGTGCTCCAGGACTTCCGCGAATGAGGAGTCAGGGAGGTCATCCCTGATCGCGATCTGTCGGGTGAAGCGGTTGCAGATGCCGAAGGCCTCGTTCTTCTCGGCCTCTTCAGGATCCCAGTGGACGAAGTCGTAGACGTAGACGCCGATCTTGATGGTGTTTGGCAGCTTCCGACGATCTGGAAGCTTTCGGGTCCGGCTCACTTCATGTCTCCAGGTCCGCAGATACGAACGCCAAGAGCGGCGAGCGCTGTTGGGGTGACGTAGACGACCTCGGGGTGAGCGATCGTCGCGTCGTCGCCATTCCAGCCAACGAGCCTGAGGTACGAGCGGACCTTCCCGGGATATAGATTCCACGCCAGCGCCGAGAACTCTGGCGCATGCGAGTACGTTACCGTGCCATCTTTCCACGCAGTGCGGACCGATGCGGTATGGAAGCCGAGCTTTGCCATCGGCGTGACGCAGTAGTTCTGCTTTGGCACGATGCCGAGGAACAGCGTGCAGGACGATACGCACTCGCCGTCGACGACGATTTTTTCACCGCGATCGCGGATGTCGGAATACTTCTTGACGAAGTCGACAATGACCCCACCGGGATCGTCCTTGATGATCAGGCTGCGTGATGGCGACGCAGTAGAGATCATCACCAGGCCAGCAAGGGCCAGTGCTTTGAGAGCCTTCATTTTCGTGCTCGGTATTTTTGGGAGCCGGCTGCGTCGCCAAGCTGAGTAGGTGCGCCATCGAAACGAGGAAGATGGCAAACAGCAGCGGCACCAGGACTAGATCAAAGGTTCTTGCCCTCATAGCGCACCTCGAACGGGTTCATGTCGAAAGCCCGCTCGATGGACGCCTGCCAGATTGCGTAGCTGAACATCAGGAAGCAAAACGGAAACGGCATGTCAGTCCTCATCGTCCATGGCGTCCCATCGCGTGAAGAGGTCTTCCGCGAAGTCGCACACGACGTTTTCGATGGTGTTGGAGATGATTGCTGCCGCCGCGATGATGGCGACAGAGATCAGAAGGGCATCCCAGCTGATCACGGCCAGAAGCCGAGCCAGATGCCCCATCCGTGGATCACGCCGATCGGGAACATGATGGCACCTGCGATGAGCAGACCGATGCGGCTGTCGTTGATGCAGGTGATGACGTGGGTGAGCCAGGCGCTGAATGCGATCAGCCCGCAGCTGAGCTGAAAGAGCGCCCCATAGAGGCGAACACGAAGTGACAACATTGAGTTTCCTTTACCAGCCCGGCGGCACTCCGAATGGCGACGTGGTCACCTCGTGCCAGGCAGTGGCAGCGGTCAGAAAAAAGGCCGCGGCAGAGAGCGCGACCGTGATGTAGATGCAGGCTCGGCGAAGCATCAGAGGATCTTGAATACGCTGTCGGCGTACGTCATCATTCGCCAGTTCTGGACGAGCATTTCGAACTCGATGACGTCGGCCGGCGACAGATTCCAATGGGGACGGATCATGACGATCCGCTGCCACGGTTTGCCCGGCAGCCGCTGCCCGATGCCGAGACAGGCCCACTGGCTGACATCGAGATTGAAGGCATCGCGGTACTGGATCGCGACGTCGCGGGTCCATGCCACGATGAGGTTCGCCTTCGCCCGCTCAAGCGGGACGTAGTCGTATTCACCCATGTGAGTTTCCTTTGGAGCGAGGGGTGGGACTCGAACCCACGACCACCTGGTTGGAAGCCAGGCGCTCTACCAACTGAGCTACCCCAGCAATTTCAGCGCCGTGTTTTCGGCGGGAGCCACGGCTCCTCGAAGACGCCCTTCTCCATCGCGACCGCCTGGACGGCGCGGCTTACCTCGTCGATCCGGCCTTCTTTGATTGCCGTGACAGGGGTCGCGCCGCCGAGGAGGTCGTTGCCGCGCTGCATGAAGAATGCGGCTTCGGCAACACCGACGAGCGGATCTAGAATTTTCATCAGCTCAAAGGCGATCATGGCCTTCGGGCTGGTTGAGATTGGGTCTGACACCATCAGCCCCGGTACAGGTACCGGGCCGTGAAGCGCTTCGAGAACGCCTTGCCCTCGAACTCCAGGAAGTCGGCCTGCTTGCGCATCCACTCGGCGATCTGGCGCCGGCCACGCTTGGTCATTGCCGGCGCATCCTTGATCGTGATGATGGCGGCTGACTTCTCGACGGGCTTCTTGGACATGCTTCAGGCTTCCTCTGCAACTGTGGTGACTTCAGGCGGCATCGAAGTCCTTCTCGAAAATGATGAAGTCGACTTCCCGCTCGATCTCGTCGAGATAGAACTCGCTCAGGCGCTTGCTGATCTGGTGCTTCCGCAGCTGGTTCTGGGCACGGACGATGTTGCCGCGGCGCCAGCTCTGAGCGTACATGCGCGATGCGGCGTGGGCCGCGCTGAAGAGCTGCTCCATCGTTCACCTGATGCTGTAGATGATCTGGGCGATGGCCTGGTGCTGGAAGCGAGGCCATTCACTTGGAGGGTATCCATTCAGCCAGGCGAGTGCCTTGGCGTGATGAACGTAGAGCGGCGTGCGCAGCCGCTCCGCCATCTCGGCGGTAATGCCGCTGCCGCGGTGCCGGCGCTTCACGAAGGACGCGAGCACGAAGCCGAGGAAGGCTCCGAGGCTCAGGAAGAACAGGTGCCCGATCATGCCTTGGCCGCCTTCTTCCCCCGCTTGCGGCGCGGTGCCGGCGCGGGAGGCGCAACCGAGATGGCGCCGATCGCGGCCTCAAGGGCCTTCTCCATTGCGAAGCGGACGATCATGTCGTCGGCGAGGGCGCTCGGGACGTCGTGGTAGACGACCTTCTCTTCCATCGCTTCGGCCGTCATTTCGCCGGGTGCCGGCAGGTCCGGATACCGGATCAAGCGGATGTGGCCGGGCGCCCAGGGGACGCGCCGCCAGAGCTTGACCTCTGCGTCGAGAGCTTCGAGCGCGAGGTCAACGAGCTGGTCGGGCACGATCTGGGACATTCCGGCCTCGAAAGGGTGACCCGGGCTGCCTGGGGCAGACCACGGGCTCTGGTTAAACTTTGGCGCCTGCCGCACGCAGGCTTTGTTCGTATTCGCTGGGTTCGCCGAGGAGCTGACGCAGGAACTCGCGCTCCCACCGCTCGGCCCACCAGTCGCAGAACTTCTGCTGCTGCTCGTCGAGCGGCTCGATCGGGTCGTCGATCACGAGCTGGGTCGTGTAGGTGACCTCGGTGATCGCGCCGGTATCGACGTCGATCTCGTTGACGAAGAGTTTCGTCGGGATGGTATCGAGCGGCTTGCCGTCGACCATCATCGTGATGTCGCTGCCGAAGCGCGTCATCGCGTCGACGTGACGCTTGAAGTCGGTCTCGATAGCGGCACTGATGTCTTTCCAGCTTGGCTTTGTCATCAGCGGGGCATCCCCAATTCCCTCGCCTTGGCGATCGGCTTGTCGAGGCACATCGAGACGTGCGCCGAGCTGGCGCGGATCTGGCAGGTGTCCTGCCGAGGCGGAAAGGCGACGCCGAGCACGTACCCGAGCATCAGGCCGGCAACGCAGCCCATGACCACGCCCTGCAGGTATCGGTACAGCGGACCCCAATCCGGGGTGGCTTGGTTGGTCACTGGCGCGGAGCGCCCGCGCTGCTCACGCAGCACTCGCTCGGCGGCGTCGATGATCTTGTCAGCTCGGTCGGTCACGGAGACCTCCGAACAGCCAGATGATCAGGATCACGATGAGGATGGTGGCGATGGCCGAGCCCGTGAGCAGCATCAGCTGCAGGATCATCTGGCTCAGCACCGCGAGAAATTCTATGTCTGCGGTCACGAGGGAAACCTCGCGACCCGGCGGAAGATGGCCGCGCTGCCGGCTCTGATCGCCCAGAAGCCGCCGAGGACTGCGGCGAAGACTGCCGGAGGCAGGATCAGCGTGGCGATGTACTGGCCGGCCTCGATCATGGTTCCACTCCTCGTTTGCATTCAAGCAAGCCCCTGGACATGCCGAACTCCTATCGCCTGGCCGGGCGCCATCGCGGCGCCAGCATGGGGTTTGTGGGTCCGGTCGCCGCCCAACGTCCCGGTAGATTTGCGGGCCATGTCACTGGGGGCTTGGTTTCCATTTGCACGAATGCTAACGGTACCGCAAGTCCTACAGGAGGGGGCCCTGTCTGTCAAGTCCTGGCCGGCCTCGAATGCAAACGGGTTCCGTTTCAACAGTTCGGACCGATTTCGGACGCAAGTGTGGAAACCGCGAAGCGTCAGCCGGTGCCCGCGCCGCCAGGTGCGGAAGATTCTTCGATTCTATGGTGGGGTTCTAAGGTGTAGGTTCAAGGTGTTAGATAAACGAACACCCCCCTGTTAGATAAACGAACACCCCCCTGTTCGTTAAACGAACATTGCACCCCCTGTTCGTTAAACGAACACCCCCTCCGGGCGGCCGAGATGCTGAAGCTGAGACCGATTGGCCGGCGCGACTATTCCGTCCTTGAAGGCGAGCAGCGCATCGGCCGGATTCGCTACGCGAGCGAGCGCTCACCCGGTGTCTGGATCTGGAACGTCATCGTCCACCTGACCGGCGGACTTCCGATCGGCACGGCCGGCGATCTGGAGACGGCGAAGCGGGAGTTCAAAGCTGGCTGGGAAGCGCTGAAGGGGCGGACCACACCGGAGGACCTGGCGAAGGCCTACAAGGCCATGAACATCCGGGACGAAGACTCGCATTCTGGCCGGTCGTGACCCAGTTTCCTGTGATCAACGCGCGGACAGGATGTTTTCGTCCCTTCCTGTGGCAAATGTCGGCTTGAACCTAAGACGAAATGTCCTAGTGTTTGCCTGACTCGTCCTACTGGCGACGACCCACCCAAAGGTTACCCCTTAGGTGAGCCGCCGCCGTGGGGAGCCAGGCGCAGGGGCCGGTTGCTTTCGAGGGCTATGCCGGCCTCTGACGCCAATGGGCGACTGCGAATCGGGTGCGGACGCCACGCCCTCAATAAACAATCCCCGGGTAAGACTCGCAACCCGGCGCCGACTCGCTTCCCCACGATTTCCGGGTATAAACGTTCCGGTTTCTGGGGATTGCCCAGCGCGACTCGCTTTTTGCCATCCCATGCATAGATCCGGGCCATGCCCAGACAGTTCGAGTTTTGCAGGCCGGCGGCCAAGAAGGTCGTGCCAGCTGGCCCCGATTGGATCCACGAGGTCAAATACGACGGCTACCGCGGGCGCGTCATCCGCGACGGCGCCGACGTGCAGGTGCGATCCAAGGCCGGCCTCGACTGGACCTGGCGCTTCCCCTGGATCATCGAGGCGGCGTCGAAGATCCGTATGTCTCGCTTCGTGATCGATGGCGAAATCTGCGTGCTCGATGTCCAGGGGATCTCGGATTTCAATGCCCTCCACTCCGGGCGACACAACGACGAGGCTCAGCTCTACGCCTTCGACATCATCGCGGCGGACGGCGACGATCTGCGGGAGCTGCCGCTGCACGAGCGCAAGCGCCGGCTTGGCAAGCTACTGCACCGCCGGCCCGAGGGCATCTTCGTGGCGCCGTTCGAGGCTGGCGAGATCGGACCCGGCCTGTTCGAGGCGGCCTGTCGCATGGAGCTGGAGGGGATCGTCTCCAAGCACCGCGATCGGCGGTACCGGCCGAAGACCTGCGACTGGATCAAGGTGAAGAACCGGGCACACCCCGCGTTCACCCGCGTGTCCGACCAGTTCGGCTGAGCCCGGCGCCGCGGAACTGGTTTTGC